ATCGCTCGTGATCCCATACGAAATCTTCCACCAAATTGGGGTTTTAGGATGAAAACTGTCACCATAAAGGTTTCGGACCTTAGTGCCGATCCGGCCAACGCACGCAAGCACGACGACCGGAACATAGATTCCATCATTGCTTCCCTTCGTCGCTTCGGCCAACAGAAACCGATCGTTATCGACGCTTCCAAGGTGGTTCGAGCCGGCAGCGGAACGCTAGAAGCAGCGAAGCGGATTGGATGGGAAACCATCGAATGCGTCGAGACCAATCTAAAGGGCTCTGAGGCTATCGCCTACGCTATCGCGGACAACCGGACAGCAGAACTAGCCGAGTGGGATCCGGATATCCTAGCGGCTCAATTAAGCGGCTTGCTGACGGACGACGAGGCACTAGCAAACGCGGCGGGTTTCTCGACAGAGGAAATCGAGGCGATGCTATCGCAGGAGTTACCGGAAGAGGAAAGCCAAGTTGACTTGTCAAGCAAATGGGAAATCGTCGTTACTTGTGAGTCCGAAAGCGATCAGCAAGCGGTTTTTGAAATGCTCGAAAAGGAGGGCTACAAATGCCGAGTGTTGACGTTCTAGTTAGATCCGATATTCAAAACTCGTTTCGGGTTCAACAGGTAAAAGGCATTTTCGACGTTCCAGAAATGGCGTCTATCGAGCATTCCTGGAAGATCGATATTCCGATCGAGGAAAAGCCGTGGTCGATTGGGCTGATTGTCGGTCCTAGCGGCTCCGGTAAGTCGACTATCGCTAGGAAGTGCTTTGGCGAAAGCATGATCGAAAACGGATTTGACTGGGACGCAAAAAAGGCGATCGTTGACGGATTCGATCCAAAGCTATCCGCTACGGATATCACAGGCGCGTTGTCGTCGGTCGGGTTTTCTTCGCCTCCGCAATGGCTCAAGCCTTATCACGCATTGAGCAACGGCCAAAAGTTCCGTTGTGATCTAGCTAGGTCGCTTTGCGAAGCAAGGGATTTGGTTGTGTTCGATGAGTTTACCAGCGTTGTCGACAGGACGGTTGCCAAGGTGGCATCGGCCGCAGTATCGAAAGCAATTCGACGCGAAGCAAAAAAGAAATTCGTTGCTGTCTCCTGTCATTCCGACGTTGAGGAATGGCTAGACCCTGATTGGGTGCTGGATATGACCGAGCAAAAGTTTTCTTGGAGGTGTCTTCGGCGTCGACCAGAAATCAAACTCGACATTCACAAAGCAACCACGATGGCTTGGCCCCTGTTTAGCGGGCATCACTATATGACAGCCAACATCCACAAGGCGGCTCAATGCTTCGTTGCTTGCTGGAATGGCAGGCCGGTGGCGTTCACAAGCTATCTAACCCTAGTTCACCCAAGCGTGAAGAATACAAAACGAGAACACCGAACGGTTGTTTTGCCGGACTTTCAGGGCGTAGGGATCGGAAACGCTTTGAGCGAATGGCTAGGTGGCTATCTCAAAAAACTAGGCTATTCGTTTCAGTCGACAACCAGCCACCCTGCTATGATTAAGCATCGACACAAGAGCGACAAATGGATTGTGGCCAGACTTGGACACGCTAGCGCGCCAGGGAAGTCCAGCACCTCGACTGTTAGCAAGACGGTTTCGGCGTTGAGAGTTACCGCGAATTGCAAGTACGTGGGGTAACCATGACCAAGGGACGCAAAAAAACCGCTCCAGAAATCCTCAAGCTGAGCGGTAGCTACATCAAGAACCCGCAGAGGGAAAACAAAGCGGCCCCAAAGGCTGACGGGGAAGAACCCGAAATGCCGGACTATTTCAGCGACGACGAAAAGTTCAAGTGGGGCCAGTTACTTGAGGACATGAAGCGAAACGGGATTTGCTCAAGCGACCTTCGGGAGATTATGATCGCCTACTGTACTGCTTACGGCGGTTGGATGCTGGCGCGAAAGGCGGTTTTGAAAACGGGGATTGTCTTAGTGCAAAAGACCGATGACGGGATCGACGCTAAGCGAAATCCTTTTTCGGTCGAGTTGCATAAGTACAGGGAGGAAATGAATCGGCTCTTGCCTGAGCTTGGTTTGACCCCATCGGCTAGGGCTCGAATGGTTGCGACACTTCCACCAGAAGAGGACGAATTTGCCGAGTGGCTAAAGAGGGCTCCAGGTTGATAGCAAGCGGTATTTCGCTACGTGTTGAGGATTATTGCCAAGCTATCGAGGATGGCTCGATACCCTCGTGCAATCGCGTTAAGGATGCGGTGCTACGCTTTCGGCTCGATATGCAGCGGCAATCTACGCCGGACTTTCCGTACTACTTCGATGCGGCTAAGGCGGCTAGCGTTTGCGAGTTCTTCCCCCTCGTCCTGCGTCATTCCGTTGGCGAATTCGCGGGTAAGCCTCTAATCCTTGAGGATTGGCAGCTATTCGGGCTATGGAACATCTTCGGGTGGAAGCGCGATGAGGACGGCTCAAGGCGGTTTCGCAAAGTCTACTGGTCGATGGGCCGGAAGAATGGCAAGAGCACGCTCATCGCGGGCGTTTGTCACTTCTGCGCCATGGCCGACATTGACCCGAAGACTCGCAAGCCCGAAGCGGTAGGGCAGATCCTATTGACAGCAACAAAGAAAGAGCAGGCCGACGTTGTCTATTCCGAGTGCGAAAGGATGGTTAGCCAGTCTCAACCACTACTAAAGTACACGGACATAAAAAACGAAACGATAACCTTCAAGCACAACCAGTCCTTTATCCGCAAAGTCTCAAGCGAAAAGCCTTTTGACGGATTGAACCCGCATGTTGTGGTAATGGATGAGTTGCACGCATGGGGCGCGTACCATCGGAAATTCTACGATACGATGGTGACGGGTTCGGCGTCTAGGTCGCAACCATTGCACCTGATTATTACCACGGCAGGCGATGATAGTTCCGATCTGTGGAAAGAGGATTACAACTACGCGGTGAATGTCGTCTCAGGCATCCACAGCGACAACACGCTATTCGCTCTGATCTACGAGCTAGACGACAAAGACGATCCAGGCGATGAGGCGAACTGGAAAAAGAGCAATCCGAATCTCGGCGTTTCAGTAAAGGCTGATTACCTTCGAGAGCGATGGAATGAATCCAAGGCAACCGCGATCGGCATCAATCGTTTCAAGCGGTTTCACGGCAATACCCTAGTCTCATCGACCGAAAAAGCCTTCGACCTAAATGACTTCGATAATTGCGTTGGGGCTCATAGCGATTGGAACGGAGCCGATGCTTTCGGCTCAGGGGTTGACCTTGGAGCCCGTGACGACTTAGCGGCGTATGCCTTGTGTGCTCGATTCCCGATCGATACAGACGCCAAAGGTAAGACGGTTTTCCGATACGAGATCAAGACGCGGGCATTCATCGCGGCAGACTCGAAGCGGGATTTAACGGCCATGCCTTTCTCTGAGTTTGTCCACACCGAAGAATTGTTCAAGTGTACCTATCCGATCGAGGATTTAACCGAATCGCTGATTGAAGAAATCGAGTTATACGGCATCGAGCAAGTAGCCTATGACCCTTACAACGGGCAGCAACTAGGCGAAAAAATAGGCAAGGCTGGAGCGACGGCGGCCAGGATGGCGCAGAACCAAGCCAACTTCAACGAGGCTATACGCGACTTCATTCAGCTAATGAAGGACGGGCGGTTGGTATTCCTTGAGTCCAAATTGCTTCGGTGGTGCGCGAATAACGCGATGATATGCAAAGATCGTCAAGATAGGTGGATGTTCGATAAGGCTAAGTCGAAAGACAAGATCGATCCAATCGTGGCGGCGGTAATGGCTTACAGGATTGCCAGTTTGCAGCCTGAGCGTTCTTCGGGTAAACTTTACGTCACTTAAGGAGGCTCGGATGAGTTTATTTAGCGTGTTTGCTCGATGGATGGGGCTAGACGAAGACTCGTATTTGAGCGGGCGTAGGGTCGGCGTGAATGAGGCCCTAGGCGTCCCTCCGGCTTGGTACGCGCACAATAAGCTAACAGGAGACTTCGGGCGAATCCCTGTTGATGTTAAGCGGGTAGTTGGACAGGGCTCGATCAACGATACTTTGCACGTTGGCTACCAGTTGCTCAGGGAGCAACCGAACAAGATCCAGGCGCCATCGACCTTTAAAGAGCAATTCTTGTCCCATGCTATTCTCAAGGGCAATGGCAGGGCGGCTATCATTCGCAACGCTCGGACGATCACGGAATTGATTCCCATGATGCCGGACGCGACCTGGACGATCATTCACGAGGGCGAAAAGTACCATATCACCAAGCCGGACGATCAGAGCAAAAAGAATCTTTTCGATGCTTACGATGCGGAC